CTAACACAACAGGTGCCTTAGGTTTGCAAAATCAACCACAGACTTTACCTTCACCTTACGGACAAATAAATTACATTACAGGTGCGTTTACAATTGTATTTCCATCTGCTCCCGCAGCACAAGAACCTATTATTGTAGAAAACATAGCGTATCAACCAGGCAAACCGTTAGCTATGCTTTATTACGATCAAAAGTTTACAATACGTCCTGTACCTGACAAATCATATGCAGTAAGCATAGAAGCTGACATTAGACCTACTGAATTATTAGCATTTGATCAAAGTCCGCAGCTTGCTCAATGGTGGCAATATATTGCTTTCGGAGCCGCAAAGAAGATATTTGAAGATCGCATGGACATGGATTCTGTGCAATTAATACTGCCTGAATTTAAAATGCAAGAACGTCTATGCTTGCGTGCCACATTGACACAACAAGCTAATGAGAGAACAGTAACAATATATACACAAGGTAAAAATTATGGCTTTGGCTGGTTTGGTACTGGCGGATGGCCTTATTAAGGAGATATTATGGCTTTAAATTCTGTTCCACAAGTAGGCCAAAATTTAGGTAACACACAAGCGCCAATTTTAGCTAACTTTACAAACATAAATCTTAATTTTAATGTAGATCATGTCGAATTCAACAGTGGTGCCGATAGCGGTAAACATAAAAAAATTACTTTTCCTGTATTGTACAGTACATCAGGAACTATGCCAACGTTTGGCGTAGATGAACGCGGGTTGTTTGCAGCGCAAACAATTTTAACGGGCAAAAATGAAATATTTGTTTGGAAAAGTGAGTCTTTTGGTGGCGGTTTAGGAAGTCAAAGATTTTCAATAACAACGAATAGAGGCAACAAAACTGGTGAAGTAGCGGCAAGTTATACTGCTACTGCTGGTTCTTATCCAAATACAACTGGTTATTCTATGTTACCAAATGGTATTTTTTTACAATGGATGGTTGTTAGAACCAACGGTAGTTCAGCGTCTGAAATCTTTAGTTGGCCAATACCATTTGTAGGATATGTTTTTAATGTGCAGCTAACACAATATGCTGCTAGTGGGTTTTCTAATACAACTGCTAATATAAGCACTGCAGCAAGTGACGTATTAGATAAAGTACGAATTAGTCAATCTAATACAAATCAACATATATATATGGTTTTTGGCATAGGAACACGCTATGTCTGATAGATTTTTTATAGCTCCTTACGATGCAAACTCAGGCTTGCGATTAGACGTCAAACCATGGCTTATACCAGATGAAGCATTTTCAATTATGAAAAATGCGTATGTATTTCGTGGTCGAGTACGCAAACGTTTTGGAACTAGATACACAAACAATCAAACTGATCCTAAATTAAGTCAATTCCGACATTTACTAGTTGGTGCATTTGGTGGTGTCAATACAGTTGTTACTACTCCTAGTAATTTAGTAGTTGGTCAAACATTTTCAGTTAATAATGTTTTATATACTGTTACTAGCATTACTCCTCCGGGATTTGGAGATGCTTTATTAAAAAGTAATCCTGCAGCTCCAAACGCACAAGTTTCAGCTGCTAACGCAGTAACTTTTTTAGGTATAGATTTTTCTGCAACACAAATTTATTGGTATCCGCATCTACCAGTTATGGGGTTAATTAATTTAGAACAAAGTCAATTAAATCAAGAAGCAACTATAGGTTTTGATACTGAGTATGCATATCGATATTCTACTGGTTGGTTAAGATTAGCAGGTGGTGCAGACACATGGAGCAGTACTAATTCTAATTTTTTTTGGGGTGTAAATTATCTAGCTCCGCAAACTGGTGTGCGTTATTTGTTTGTAACAAACTACGATTTAACTATACCTGTAACCGCTTCGAATAATATGCGTTATTATGATGGTGTTACTTGGAATGCTTTTCAACCAATAATAAATTCAGTTACAGGAATTACAATAAAGACAGCTAGAATACTTACTGTATTTCATAATAGATTGCTAGCTTTAAATGTTCAAGAATATGATGCAGTTGGTCCAACCGGTACAACTTATCCTAACAGATGTAGGTTTAGTGCGTTAGGTGATGCAACAAGCTTAAATGCTTTTGCGGAAGATTTACCTGGACAAGGTGGATTTATAGATGCTTACACAACAGAAGCTATCGTAACTGTTGAATTTGTTAAGGATAGGCTGATTGTGTATTTTGAAAGGTCAACTTGGGAACTTGCCTACACAGGTAATGAAATTACACCGTTTACATGGCAACAACTTAATACTGAATTAGGTGCAGAATCTACGTTTAGTATTATACCTTTCGACCGTGTAGCTATTGGTGTAGGTCAAGTAGGCGTTCATGCTTGTAATGGGTCTAACGTTGAACGAATTGACCAAAAAATACCAGAACAAGTGTTTCAAATAAGAGATGCTGGTGTGGCAACAGCAAGGGTCTATGGTATTCGTGATTATTTTGTAGAAATGCTTTATTGGACGTACCCAGACCAAAACACAAATGATGATTTAAATCCATATCCTAAAAAAATATTGATTTATAACTATGTAAACAATACATGGTCTATAAACGATGACTCAATAACAGCATTTGGTTATTTTCAATCAAATCAAAGCGTAAACTGGTCAATGAATGTACCTTGGGCTAGTGATACACCTTGGGTTTCAGGTAGTGGACAAAAGCAATTTAGACAAGTATTAGGCGGTAACCAACAAGGATATACATTTATTTGTGATACAACCGTTACAAATACAGCACAAGTAATTACAATTACAAATATAACAGGAGTTACAAGCATAAGTGGAGAAGTTACACGAACACTAACAGTATATAATCACAATTTTGATGTAGGTGAATACATATACATAAACGATTGTACTGGTGATACACAAATTAATGCCAAAATTTTTGAAATTTATACCGTTATTAATGAAAATGTTTTTGAAATTAAAAGTTTTGATGCATTTGTTGCTTATACTGGTGCAGGTAGAATAGCTAGAGTCCCCGAAATTGTTATATCAACCAAGGAATATAATTTTTATGGCGACAAAGGTCGTAATACAGCACTAAATAAAGTAGATTTTTTAGTGGACACTACCCCAGCAGGCAGCATAGATATTAATTATTATGCATCTACTAATGTGCAAAATTTATTAAATGCTTCTACTACAAGTGGTACCTTGCTTGGTACAGGAACACTAGAAACTTTTGCTCAACCAAATACTTTTGAAGTAGGAACATCAAGAGTATGGCATCCTGTATATTTTATGGGTGAAGGTGAAGTGGTACAATTGCAATTTGCATTTAATGATACGCAATTAAGAAATACTGATATTTGGTCATCAGATTTTCAATTGCATGCGATGGTTTTATATACACAACCTACAAGCTATAGGTATCAATAATGCCACAATATAAAAACGTATATGTACCTAATACATTTATTTGGGAAACAGGGACTATCGACAAGATAGACCCTAACACCCCACAGTTTAAAGAACTGTTAGTTCGTTTGTACCAAAACTTAAACTTGATGTGCTTTTCTCTAAACCTAAAAGACACAGGGTATTACATTCTAGAGCCAGTACAATCTAGCCAGCAATGGTTTACCCCAAGCGACAACACCAAATTTAGGTTTGGCATACGCAAAACCATAGACCTTGGAGCTTTAGGCGCTGGTGTAACAAACGTAGCTCATGGGCTAACTATAGCGGCTTCATGGAAGTTTACGCAAATAGTCGGTGCTGCATCTGATACGGTAGGTAACAATTATTATCCAATACCCAGTGCAACATTAACCGCTTACGTTGATGCTACAAACGTTGTAATTAATAACACAACAGGCGTAAATTTTAATTTTGCGTACATAGTGTTAAATTGGCTGGAAACATAAAGGATTAAAAATGGATTTTAAAGAGTTATTACTAGGCAAGCCAGGGCAAATACAAGGTGTATCGCCTTATAGTCCTGAGGCTTTGCAAGACATGTCTAAATTACGTCGTAGCGGGTTAGATATTTTAGCAAATCCCTCAGCAGGTTTTGAGCCAATAGCACAACAAGCAAGAACAAGGTTTGGGCAACAAACTGTACCTATGTTAGCAGAAAGGTTTCTAGGGTCTGGGCAAAACTTAGCTAGCAGCGGATTAACTCAACAACTTGGGCAAGCAGGAGCAGGGTTAGAAGAAGCTCTAGCAGCTATGCAATCACAATATGGTTTGCAAAATAGGTCACAAGCACTACAAGCGTTAAGCATGGGACTGCAACCACAATACCAATTCTTCCAAACACCAGAGCAACAAGGGTTATTTGCTCAATTGTTGCCTATGGCTATACAAGCTGGGTTAGGTTATCTAACTGGTGGTGCTTCTGGTGCTATGATGGGTGGACTAAAAGGTATGTCTGGAGGAACAGAGTTTGGAAATAGGTTAAGTAATATACAAAATGAACTAACTAGTCAAAAATATGCATCTAAGCCTATCTTTAATTCTTCTGGAGGCGTGCAAGGTTTATATAACCCTATTTTTAGCAGTGGTTTTACAAGTCCAGCTATAACAGCAGGAACAGTTTTTAATAACCCATCAATATTTTAGAGGTGTAACATGGCAGACGCATTAAAGTTAGCAACATCATTACCAGTAGGCACAACAAGCCCAAGTGCTTCATTGGGTGGTCAGTTAGGGCAAGCCCTAGGCGGTGGGTTACAACAATTAGCCGCA